TCAATTACCGTAACTTCTACGCCGGGTGATGTAAGTGCCATTCCTTTATCTCCTGGTAATGTATAAACTCTTTTTTCAAAACATTACGTAATGTATGTTATACTGTATTTAGTTGTTTCACTCAAAAAAGGCGCTTTAAGACCAATAATATAAAGGGGACAAAAAGGTGTAAATATATGCATGAGACCGTTATGTAAATGCGGTTTAAGGCCGCGAGCAGTGAATTATAAGAAGAATGGCAAGACCTATTATAGGAGCCTATGCGAAGCCTGCTCAACCAAAGGTGTGTATCACGGGATACCTAGATGGTATAGAGCCGGTTATAGGACCAAGGATACTTGTGATAAATGCGGTTTTAAATCAAAACACAGTGAAGTTTTTAGGGTATTTCACGTGGATCAAAACCTAGATAATTGTAGGCATGCTAATCTAAAAACAGTTTGCGCAAATTGTAGAACAGTATTAGCCAAAGAAGGTATACGCTGGAAACAAGGAGATTTAGTGCCCGACTATTGATGCTATTTTTTTATACAGATCGTCAATAGTTGAATCATTTGTTATTTCGTGGTCAAACTCAGTACCTACCCATGCCCATTCCGAAGCATGAATCTTTTTATCTTTCATTTCATTTATGAATAAATTTGAACCGGCATTTGCTTGAACAGCAGCATCATACCATTCAGGTAATTCTCCTCTTTTGACCCAAATAATCTTGCCACCAAGTTCCTTAATTGCTTTAATTTCGTTAGGAAAACGCACATCACTAACCACTACATTATCTCTACTTTGACGCAGTTTATTTTCTAAAGAAGCAATCCAAATGTCATCATGAAACGTTCTACGGCATACTTCAGTTCCCCAATACTGTAAAACCCAACGAGGTGTAAGAGTTGGCATTGTTAAGCGTTTTGCCCACCATTCGTCTACCTGTTCTCTCCATTCTCTTGATTCTTTTGTTCTTCCTTCCAGCATGGTTCTATCCCAGCCAAAAACAGCAGCAACAGAATCCTTTAGAGAATCTGCGAAACTTTCTCTACGGTACTCATGGAAGTTTACAAGGTAATCAGCAACTGTATCTTTACCGCAGCCGATAAATCCGCAAACGCCTATAATCATATAACTCTCCTTTAAAGTTATATTATAGCGTCTTTAGATTATATGTCAAGTGTTTAATAGAAGGGTTTTGGCTGTCCTGGCTTGCCTGTATTAAGTTTTCTTGCCAAAACGCTTGCTGTGTTGATTGATTTGGTTCTTTGCTGTCTGCGTGCCTGTGTTGGTGAAGTTCTAGCACGAGTGGTTTTCATTTTTTGAGCTCTAGCAACATTGTATTGTTGAACGCACTTTGAAGGATGGCTCACTTGCCTACCTGCTCTTGGACCCGTTGAACAGCGGAATCTTAATTTAGTTTTTCCACCCTTGGCCGTGCCACTGGTTCTTCCCCATACCATCTTGGCGACTTCATTATAGATTTCTTCGTGTTCTTCTGTGATAAATTCTGATGCTTTCATTAGCCTATAATCCAACTATATCCCTGTCCACCTGCAACTTGTGTTCCAAGTTCCATAGTTAATCTTTCAATGTCGTTGAAACCTTCCTGCTTGATGCTGGCTCCGTTGAGTGCTGTTCCACCCTGTGGACCTGCAATTGAAGCAAACTTCTCACGTGCCTGTCCTAGCATAACTTTACAGTTAGCAAGTGTATAATCTTTAATCCACTGTCCAGCATATACATCTTCTATGATTACATAGTCCGGCTTTTCGTTGTATGCCCAGAGCAATACTTCTTCAGTTCCTCTTGGACGTTGCATAATAATTAATTTTTTACTCTGTGGGTTCCAAGTAAAATTAATGAATGATCCAAACATCTTTCCAACAAGTTCTTGGTACTGTGCAAACAATTCGTATGTTGCCAGTCCGCCCATGTTGGTTGAACTTAACAAATAGGTATTTGTGTAAGCAAGGTTAAATGGTTCGAATACTGTTCCACCTGTTCCGCTACCTGTTCTGGAACCAACGCTTCTTCTATAAATCTGTCTTATTTGAACTATTTCTTTAGGAAGAATATATTCATTCTGATCCTGCTCTAGAGAAAGCGTGATGTAACTTTCTTCTACAGAATTGTCTGATCGTTGTCTAAAAACGCCAAGGGCACGCTGAAGTGCTGTTTCGTAGTGTTCGGGGTCAAGTTCAACGTCGATCATGCCATCACCTAGCATTAATCTAACGTAGTCGAATACTTGTTGTTTTGCTTTGTCAATTTGGCTCATATAACTATTTATGCCTTGTGCTAGAAACGGTAAATACATATGTTATGCCAAGACTAAGTTTATATCGCCCAGAAAAGGGCAACGATTACAAATTCATCGACAGAACTGCATGGGAGATGTTCCAAGTGGGCGGTACTGATGTGCTTATGCACAAGTACCTAGGAGCCGTAGCGACTGCAAAAACTGCCACGCCCAGCGAGCCTAGTTATGATACCCTAAGCCCTACAAATATACAGGACATGCTGTTTCTCGAAAACAGAGATAGAAAGTACGATCCTGATGTGTATGTTATGCGTGGGGTTTATAACGTACAGGACATAGATTTTAATTTAAGCCAATTTGGATTATTCTTACAGAATGATACTATTTTTATTACTTTCCACATTAATGATACTGTGGAAAAACTAGGCAGAAAGATTATACCAGGCGATGTTATTGAACTACCACATCTAAAGGATGAATATGCACTTAATGATTTAAACTATGCCTTGAAGAGATTTTATGTTGTTGAAGATGTAAATCGTGCTGCTGAAGGATTTTCCGTAACATGGTATCCACATCTATATCGCGCAAAATGTAAACCACTAGTAGATTCACAGGAGTTCAAGGATATCCTGGATGGAATTGCAGATGCAGAAAACTTCAAAGGTACATGGAATCCAGATTCTACATATTATCCAGGCGATACGGTTACAGCACCCAATGGCGAGAAGTACACAGTAATTAGAGAAGTGACAGGAATTGCTCCGCCAGATACAACCTACTATAAACTTGCAGATACTCTCAAGGACATTATGTCCACATATGAGAAGGAAATGCAAATTACACAGGCTGTGCTTAATCAAGCAGAAGCAGACGCTCCTCAGAGTGGATACGATACAACTAAACTTTATACATTGCAGAGAGATGAAACAGGCAAGACAGAACTGGTATCTGCAGATACCACACTGGATGATGCAACACTTGAATCTGTTACTGCTGACACGGTGTTCCAATCTGCCGAAGCCAATGGATACAAAGGATACTTACTTGAAGATGGAATTCCGCCTAATGGTGCTCCGTTCACACAAGGCATAGCATTCCCAATAGGACCGGCAGAAGGACAATTCCATTTACGAACAGATTACAAACCAACAAGATTGTTCCGTTACGCAAAAGGAAGATGGAGCAAGGTAGAGGATGATGTGAGAACAAACATTACTAATCTTGGACCTAGTGATATTGCAGCAGGTGCTGACTTCGCAGGAAAAGTTGAAAAAGAAAATCTTAAGAGTTCGTTTATTAATAACACAAATGAAACTGTTATCGAGGGAGAAACAGTTAAAGAACGACAGAGCTTATCCAAGGCTCTTAAACCAGAGGCAGATAATTAATGCGTATTGAAGAAATATTCGGCTTTGCAACAACAGCACCGAAGAAAACCACAGTTAAGAAAAAAGTACGGAAAGACGATGACGAGCCTCTTGCGATTAAGTTACAACAACGTAGAGCCGCTGCCGCAAAAGGTGATAAAACAGCGTTCACACACGATTTTAAAAAGGCAAATAAATAATGGATTTTTTCTACGACGGACAGATTAGAAGATATGTAACACAGTTTATGAGAATCTTCATTGGCTTCAAATACGAAGCAGGTAATGGGGATCAACAATCTGTGCCTGTAATGTACGGTGATCTAACAAGACAGGTTGCAAACATCATTAGAGAAAATTCAGAAAATAAACTTCCTACAGTTCCTAGAATGGCTTGTTATGTTACAGGTCTTGAAATGGATACTAGCAGACTATCTGATCCCACGTTTATTAGTAAAGTAAACATTAGAGAAAGAGATTATTACATTGACGAAACTAGCGGAGAACGAGTGTATACTGGTGCTCCCGGCAAGAGTGTTACAGTCGAAAGACTAATGCCAACACCTTATAAGTTAACAATGAAGTGTGACATATGGACTTCCAATACTGATCAAAAATTACAATTACTTGAACAAATTTTAGTATTGTTTAATCCAGCACTAGAAATACAAACCACAGACAACTACATCGATTGGACTAGTTTAAGTGTTGTTTACATGACAGGTATGAATTTTACTTCCAGATCAATTCCTGCAGGAGTTGATTCAGACATTGATATTTGTTCGATAGATTTTGAAATTCCTTGTTGGATTAGTCCTCCGGCCAAAGTTAAGAAACTTGGAATTGTTAGAAGCATTATTGCTAACATCTTCAGTGAAGAAGGTGATGTCGTTAACATTTCATCATTGATTTACAATCAATCAAATTCAAATACTGTATATACAAATGCAAGATATCCTGTATTGCTTTTCAAAGCAAACAATGGTCAAGATTATGATTATGAATTAACAATACTCGATCAATATTCAGCAATACAATCCTTAGGCCTAGACGAAAAGGATTATGTTAATGGAAGGAAATTAGATTGGAATGCTGTTTTAGCAACCCTAGGAAACTTTACAGCAGGAACTAGTATGATTCATTTTAGACAAGCCGACGGAACGGAAGTATCAGGAACCATAGCAATTAATCCAGTTGATCCTTTCATTCTCTTGGTGAGCATTGATAGAGATACACTAAAAGAAAATACTTTAATTGTCAGCACACAATATCCAGATGGTAGAGGAACTATTAATGCTATTGTTGATCCAACAAGATATAATCCTATTGGAAAATTGGGCACTGTTCCTACAGGACACAGATTTCTTGTTTTGGAAGATGTAGCAGATGATGCCTCGGGTTGGAAAAACTCTGATGCTACAAACACATCTATCAAAGCAAACTCAATAGTAGAATGGGATGGCAGTTCTTGGACTATTATATTTGATCCTGCAACTGTTATAAGCACAACATATGTTTCTAATTTAACCACAGGTATACAGTACAAATGGGACGGTATACAATGGCTTAAATCTTTCGAAGGCGAATATGCACCAGGATATTGGAGATTTGATCCAGAAGGCGCATAAGTATTCGTATGCAAAAACGTGTAGGACTATTATATCTTTCTTTATCAACAAGAAGAATTCTACTTATATTAGAAAACGATAAGTGGACTGTTCCTACATTCTCAAAAGAAAAATCAGTGATCGAAGACAGTAAGGATGTGCAAAAAAAATTTGCTGAGGGCAAGATTTTACCTATAGAACTTTATCTTTCCAAGGACAAGGGGTTCGAATATGGAACATACATTTGCCTAGTAAATGAAGAATTTTTAACAAGAACTGTAGCAACATATTGTTGGGCTGATTTGGATTATCTCCCCAAGAATGTTCATGTGGGGTTAAAGAGCACATTAAATAATAATTTAATAAGAACTAAAATTGAAACAGTATTGGAGTTAGAGGATGCTATCGCTATATAAATCAGAAAAATTTCAGAATGAAGTTCGTTCCTTTAGAGACAGAATTTCCAAAGTTGACGATCTAAGATTAAAAACTAATTTAGAAAATCAACTTAGTAAATTAGAATCTATAGTTAAATCTCTTGACTCACAGTTCGAAGAAATGATTTATAGTAAACAGATAGGATCTAATAGTAACGATTCTAGAAGCAAGATATCCGACATACGAAAATTTTTAGATTCTAAATTATTAGACTTTGAAAACGGAAAAAAACTTTCTATTAAATAGAATTGAAATCTTTGATTGTTATACTACCCACCATGGCAGCATGGTTTTGACATTGATATCTATAGCCTCCTGATATAGCAGAAGGTATTCTCCAATACAAAGTTCCGGAATCTTTTCCTTGTGCAGCAGCACCAGTAGAAACAGTTCCGTCTGTTGCAACGTGAACTAGTCCTGTGTTGTATGCAACTCCCGCTCCTGTTTGTATTTCAAAAGGATGTCCTGTGGCATTTAATTTAAAAGCCATAGTAGTTCTATTAATTGCATATATTGTAGGATTACCACCAGCATAATGACTATTAAACAGATAAGCACTAGTGCCAGAGTTGGTCACTTCCAAGGTAAACATCGCAGGCATGTATATTTCGTCAATTGTTAATCCTGCAGCAACAGCATCTGTTAACAAAGAAAACTCAGGAACACCAGAAACCACTGTGCTGGCAATGGTTATTGTGTCTGTTCCGGCATTGGTTGTAATATTCATTCCAGTGCCAGCAACAATTGTTAGGGTATCAGTAGTAGAATCTGCTACAATATTATCCTGTCCACCAACTGCTATTGTGTTGAAAGAATTTGTAGATCCTCCAGCGGATGCAGCAATAGTAATTGTGTTTGTTGCATTATCCGTTGTTATGATAACGTTTGATCCTTGTGCAAAGGTTACACTATCTGACAGTTGTGATGCAGTTACATCAGACTGACCGCTAACACTAAAGGTAGAAAAACTGTTGTTTGTGTTTGTGACAGTTAAAGCACCTTCATCGTTAGTAGTAGTTGATATTCCATCACCTCCCAAGATAGAAAGTACTTCTCCTGATTGAAGTATTCTCTGTGTCGAGTCGTCCGCAGCGATAGTAATCTCACTACTTCCTCCTGCCCCACCACCAACACCCGCAGATGATGCTTTTGCTAAAAAATCAGCATTTGAAACATTATCAAGATCGCTTCTAGCAAGTGTGTGCCCGCCGGTAGTATTCCCATCATATAGCCTTAAGGAATTGGTATCTCTATCAAAGAATATTTCACCACTGGTTCCAGACTTTCTTCCAAGATAGTCCGTTTCTCTGGGTATTAATCTAACTGCGGTTAAAACTGGAATTTTCGACATACTGTATTTATGCGATAAGTAATAGAGTTATGTTTGACGCGACAAAAGAAATAAACATTAAATTTGAGAACAAATACAACAGCACATTTGTTAGAGCTAATCATTGGTTAATTACTGCTAACAAGGAAGACATATATTCTAGCGAAGATCCTGAAAAAGCCTTGGCCGATCTTTGGCAGTCTCATTTTAATGCTAGGATTATAAAGCAGGACGGAAAGCCCTATAAACTATTGTTTGATAGCCAGGAAGATCTTACCGTGTTTATGCTAAAGTGGGGCTAACTTTCCAGAGCTTCTTAAGTTCGATTTCCACACCTAATTTTCTAGCTCTGTCATATACTTCGTCAGCAGCATTTTCACCGTAAAAAATTTCGCAGTAATTTTTATCAAGATATAGGTCGTGTGTGATTATGTACATTTCATACATAGGATTGTGTGCAGCGTAGATTCCGATACTACCAGGAGTGTATGAAATTTGTTCCCATAAACTAATATCGTCGATGGAAGGAACTTGCCGATCGTTCCAATCCGTAAACATTGGTCTGTTATTTACTGCTGCTACCTTTACTGCAAGGTCCCAAGGATTGTTGAATATTTCCTCAGTGTCTTTAAACAGAGACATACTAGGTATCTAATTTTGGATTTTTTGCGTCTGGATCTTTATAATCGGTTGCCCAAGCAACATTATCAATTTTAACCCATGATGTAGATGCTTCGTCCCATTTATAAAATGTATCTTCGGTTGCAGGAGATGGTGTTGGTGCAACCCATGTATTTCCGTCCCAAGTCCAACTTGGATAAGGTTGTGCAGGTCTTGATTTTTTATAATCAAATGTTCCTGTGATCCTATCGGATGTATCGTTAATGCTTGCCCAAGTTGTTATTACATAATCGGTGTCAGCAACTAGGTCAAGATGCATGTTTGTAACAGGAGTTTTGTCAGTTGTTTCCCATTTTGCACCGTTTGGAGGCCAGGATGTTTCGGCAACGACACCCTCTTTATTAGATACAGAAATACCAAATTTTACGTGTGTTACAAAGGTTACTTCAGCATCCGACACAATTATTGCATCTAATCTTTCTGCAAGACCATTATCGTTGACTGTTTCAAAAACCCATTTAAGTTTTACTGTATCAAATATTGCTTTGATTATCATGTTTTTTTGGCTCCGTAATATACTCTTTTATTTATCACTATTTAATGATCAAGATTAAAAGTTATGAGCGAACCAGGCTATAAATATATGCATAGTTAATGCGAAGTTAGGAGATTAAGAATAAATGGCTCAATTCCAGATAGGAGGGTTTTATCCTGGAGAAATAACCCCCGATAGCGTAGTTGGTGGTTGTATCAGCATCTACGAAAAGGCTTGGCCCAACCCATTAGAAACAATTAAAAATATAGAGGCTGAAGTCGCAAACCCAGATTCAGGTGTTCATTGGACAAAGGCCGAAACTTTTGGAAATGGACCCTTTAGTACACAAAGAACAAACATGGTTTTACCTGTTAGCCAACTGGCTACTATGGCTGAAAGCAAGGTTTGTCAGAATATACATAATCAAATGAGAATGAATCTTCTTGCTTCTAGTGTTCCTTATGCTAGAAGATATGGAATTGAGGAAGAAATGTATCATGAAGATTATCAACTATTAAGATACACTGGTGGACAGGAATACAAAAAACACTACGACGGATCAACTGATATCGGAAGGGTTATTTCAGCATTAATATATCTAAACGATGATTACGAAGGCGGAGAACTAGAGTTTCCAAATTACGGAATTACAATCAAACCACAGGCAGGAATGATGATACTATTTCCATCAAACTTTGCATATGCACACATTGCACATCCTGTAAGACAAGGCACCAAGTACGGTCTTGTAACTTGGATTAGAGATAGAAATAATTTTTAATAATGTTTAGTTTCTTTTTTAAAAGATCAACGGTTACACTAGATTGCTTTACCAATCTACCATATGTCTATGACTTCGCAAAAATAGACAAGGCAGTTAAATTTATTCCCGACTGGTGGAAAAATACTCCTAGAACAATCGAAGGAAAGGAACACGGAACAATTAAAAATTGTCCTGGATTTATTGATTACTATGCCACGGGTATTGTTATGCCTTCGTGGTTTGAAACTAATATTACAATACATTCGAAAAATGATCCGGAAGAAAGATGGTATAGTTTTCAGAGTTCAAACAACGATTTTGATGTTTCTAAATCGCATGCACCTTATCAGTTTGAAAACTTTGCAGGATTTGATGGAAAGAATATTAAGATCGAAACTCCTTGGGTTCTTAAGACCAAACAGAAAGTAGATTTTTTAGTAACACAACCGACATGGAATCACAGAGATATGCTTACGCATTTTTCTGTATTACCGGCCGTTGTAAATTATAAATATCAACACTTTACAAATATTAATATGTTTGTAATCAATAAGGATGAAGAAAGGGTATTAAATATTCCACCGCTAATGCCTATGATAATGTTGCATCCTTTGACTGACAAGAAAGTCGAAATAAAAACGCATCTTGTTGACGACAGAGAGTGGAATAGGTTAACGGGTGTGTATAACCTAATAATAAGAGATGATGAAGGATACAAGAAGAAAAAAGAAATTTATAAAAAAGTTTCAAAGTGTCCTTTCCATAGGGGGTAAGAATGGAGAATGTAAAAGAGTTTAAAAACAAAGGATATACTAGAGTTAACGGAGTATTGACAAAAGATATTGTTGATATTGTTACTCAATATGCACTGTTTGACGAATTACAAAATTTATCTCCTGAAAAAAATGCAGCAGGTAATAATGCACAGGTTCCTGATGCACATTCTAAATATGCAGATCCTCTAATGGAAACTATTCTTTTACACGTTAGAACTGCGGTGGAAAAAAATACAGGACTAGAACTATCACCAACTTATTCGTATTTTAGGGTATATAGAAACGGAGATGAACTAATTCCACACAAGGATAGACCAGCCTGTGAAATTTCAACAACTATTTGTTTTGGTTATAGTTACGATAATTCCTATAATTGGCCCATTTACATGGAAGGAGAATCAGTTGATTTAAAACCTGGAGATATGGTTGCTTATAGAGGATGTGATCTTAAACACTGGAGAGAAAAGTTCATGCCCAAGGAAAAACATTATCATGTGCAAGGATTTTTCCATTATGTTGATAAGAACGGACCACATGCTGATTGGAAATTTGATAAGAGAGACAATTTAGGAATTAACAAAAAGATGTTGGATAGAAAATCATACATTATTAGAACAGAAACAGATTGGTATTAACGAGAGAGAATTTTATGGCAATTACAGTATATTGGGCAAGTTTAGAAAGAGAATGGATGTTAGCAAAAGAACCAGAATCTGTTGCTAAATTATTCTATGAAAAAGATATGCACGATACAGATAATCTAAATGCACAATTAAACTATTGTCCATCATTTAATAAGAATCTTAAAAATGTTTATGCATTAAGATCTATATACGATTATTCATTTAAGATCGATGGGGATAAAGTTTGGTCTCCTGATCGAGATCAAGAGTTTTTTGATATGCATGTAAATATAAGAGATATCAAGAGAAGATTGTTTTCTTTCAAACAGTGTTTTCTATTCTTCACAGAAGAGGATAGCCTACCAGTTACTTTCTATGAGTATCCGTATTTAGAAGATAATAATATTACAGAACGATGCATGATAGTTGCAGGTCAATTTGATATCGGAAAATGGTTTAGGAATACTGAGTTTGCGTTTTACTTGAAAAAAGATTATAATGAATTTAAAATCCAACAGGATGAAGTGTTTACGTATCTTAGATTTCATACAGACGAGAAAATTAATTTTAAACAATTTAGACCAACTCAACGAATATCAGAATTAATTGCTGATGGATTTGCCTGTAATCAAATATGGCAACCATTAAGAAAATTAGAGAACTACTATAGGATTTTTAAAAACAAAAAACTAGCACTAAGAGAAATAAAGGAAAATTTACTATGAAGAGTCCAAAAAGCGTATTAGTTGTAGGAGGAGGAACAGCAGGATTAATTGCTGCAATAATCCTCAAGAAGGGACTTAGCAATTTAAAAGTAGATGTTGTCCATTCAAAGAACATTGGCATTGTAGGAGTCGGCGAAGGATCTACTGAACACTTTCGCAACTTTATGAATTTTGCAGGAATTAATCAACATCAGATTATCAAAGAGTGTGATGCTACATACAAGTCTGGTATTATGTTTACTAATTGGGGTCCTAAAAATTATTTGCATAGTGTTGGCGAACCTTTCAATAATAAGATGGGTTTGTATCCACACGTATACGCTAGGCAGATTGGAAACAATATCGATTACGTAAATAGTGGTCTTTTGTGGAATAACAAACTAGAACAATTTTGGCTAAACAATAAAGAAAACCCTCCATTCAATCAATTTCACTTTAACACACATAAACTTAATGATTTCATGATCAAGCATGCTAAGAAAACTGGTATTGGAATCTATGAGGATGATATCCAAGATGTTATGTTAAATCAAGATGGAGAAATTGACAAACTAAAAGGTAACAATATGGAATACGATTATGATTTCTATATTGACGCCACAGGTTTTAAAAGATTGTTAATGGATAAACTAGGAGGAAAGTGGCAATCCTTTGGTGACGTTTTAAAAATGAAGGCGGCAATCACATTCCAAACAGAAGACACATCAGAATATAATCTATGGACATTGGCGCATGCAATGGATGCAGGTTGGCTATTTAGAATTCCTGTCTGGGGTAGGCACGGCAATGGGTACATTTATGATAGCGATTACATTGACAAGGACCAAGCAAAAGCAGAAGTTGAAAAACTTTACGGCAAAGAAATTAATATAGGAAAAGAATTTAAGTTTGACCCAGGTCATATTGATCGTGCATGGATTAAGAATTGTGTTGCTATCGGACTTAGCGGAAGTTTTGTTGAGCCGTTAGAAGCATCATCGATTGGAACTAGCATACAACAAGCATTTATATTGCTTTATAAGATTATCAATTATGATGAAAAGGTTATTGATACCTATAATCATTCGTTTGTAAAAATTATGGAGAACATAAGAGACTTTCTTGTGTTACATTACATAACACCAAGGCAAGATACTCCCTTTTGGAAAGACTTACAAAATGCTCCACTACCCGATAGTCTTGGAAAGAAATTAGAAATTTGGAGGAACAAACTTCCTAATCCAGAAAACTTTAATGATCAAACAGATTATTGCTTGTTTTGGCACGATAACTTTACCGTAGTGATGGAAGGTCTTAATTTATTCGATAGAAAAGCAATTTTAAATGAATACATGATGCAGAATCAAGATATCAAGGATGATGCTGATCGTGTTATTAAGGAAATTGCTCAGAAAGACGAAACCATGGAAACCATGGGCCATAAAAAGATGATCTCAATAATCAGAGACCATCTTGAATTAAGAGACAGTTAAGAATATAACCACATTTTATCGTTATCTACCCAATGCTTGTGCATTGCTAAATCAACACCAAATGATTTGGCTCTATTAACAACTCTTTGTAATGCTCCTTTGCCGTAAAATGTTTCTAGTTTAGGTGATTCTCCCTGACGTTCGTTCCATCCGAATCTCATCAAATAAAACTCAGCATACGGAAGCCATGCAGCGTATAATCCAAATGTTGCACTATCTTCGTAGATAACTTCCCAAAGATCAACATCGTCGATGTTTAATTCTCTGGAATAATCCCAATCCTGTTTTGGTGGTAATTGTAATTCGTTTGAATCCATCCACTTAGATTCAAAATGTTCTCCGCTGTCTACTACAATATTGTAGGTTGTTTTAAAAAATGGCATACTGTTATTTAACTCCTTTTCCGTAGATATCATCGGTATAGATTGCATCTACATTAAATGATATTATTGTCTTTCTATTTACACTTGTATTAGGTAGTGTTTTATGAAGTATAAAACTTGGAAATACTACAACGTCACCCTCTTTTACATCTAGTGTTATTTTATTTCCTGTATACGGTTCGATTAGTTGTGTTCTTGGTGAATCGTCTGGTAATTCAAGATAATAAACATTAGTAAAATTAGCACTATGCGTGTGCCAGCCGTGTTCACTATTTTCTAAATACTGCTGAAACCAAATTTCATTTAGTTTATAACTACCAAAGCCTAATTCTCTATACATATCAAGTGCATGTGAAGTTAATGAATTCTTAATATATTTGAACCACGGTCTATCAAAGTTCTGTGAATCAAACCAATCAGTCTTAGTAATGTTGACTTCAGCAATTTCTACCATAGGAGATTTAAACGGTGCATTGCCTAATAAATCAAGTAGCGTATTTTTTATTTTTTCGTGTTCAGAAAATTTAGATTTAAGATAAACACATTCTAATTTGTTTTTTATCATAGAATAAAATTTCCACTTACACTTATTCTAGTATGATCTGTCCAGAAAGGTGGAACATAGTGTTTTAATCCTGCAGGAAATATAAGCATTAGATTATCAAAAGGATTGACTTTAAAATAATGATGCATGAACGTGCATATCTTTTCACCATATTCAAAAACAATACTACCCGCAACTGGTGTATTTGTGTCTGCTTGATTTTCTAAAATTTCTTGCGGAACGCTACAGTATATCACAAATGATAAAACTCCTTTGTGGTCGTGCGGAGGATTAAAATCGTGTTTCTTATTAAAGTTTACCCAAAGACTTTCTAACTTAATATTTTTGTACTGTTCTACATCCACAGCACCCTTATACTGCATTCTTATCATATCAAAGAATGTATTAACCTTATCCTTGAGAACAGGTTCCATTTCTGTTTTATACTCGTCGCTGAAGGTATAACTTCTTCCATACTTCAAATTACCGGCAAGGTTATGATTAAAATCATCCTTTTCTGATAATTTTTTTGATTCGTCAAGCAAAGATTGGACTATTTCTTGTGTTAATGTTGTTTGAAATATAGGTGGTCCAAAAGGATATATTACCTTATCGTTTTTGGCATTGGCTGCGTATGCTGAATCTGTGACAAACTGTTTCTGTTCCATACAGATATTTATTGTCAGCCGTTTTTGGATTTAGTTATTGTGATTACAACAAGTATCTTACAACAACGATTCCTGGACCACCAGCAGCACCGTACGAGTTACCACCTGGATGTGAGTTACCGTGGCTTGGGTTTTCAGCACCACCACCGCCACCACCGCCGGTATTGGTTCCACCCTGACCACCGTTTCCGTTGGTTCTGTGATCTCCACCTGCGCCTGCGTTGAGTGCGGATCCACCGCCGTTGTTCTGTCCTGCTGGGCCGCCACCGCCACCGCCACCGCCACCTAGGCCGCCAAAGCCTCCGTGTGGTTGTGGAGCATTGCCTGGATGCCAGCCGCCGCCTGCACCGCCTGCCCAATAATAGTTTGTTCCTGTGATTGAACTCTGTCTTCCGTTACCGCCGTAGCCACCACCTGATGGTCCTGAGTTTTGGCCGCCGCCTCCAGCGCCGCCTCCACCTGCACCATGTGGACCCGATGATCCGCCATGTCCGCCATAACCTGTACCGGATAAAGGTTGGCCGCCTTGGTTGTTACCACCACCACCACCTAGGTGTGATGCACCACCGCCCGATCCACCTGGGTGTCCTGGACGATAGTTTCTGTGGTTACCACCACGTCCGCCACCGTTTGCAGTGATTGTTGAAATTGTTGGCCCTGAGAAAGTAGTATTTCCGCCCGTTGTGTTACCGGAAACGTCATCAGTTCCTGACTGTGCGCCACCGCCACCTCGGCCAATTGTAAAGTCTCCTGCTGGTAGTGCTGCTCCGCCGGTAACGACCATGCCGCCTCCGCCGCCTCCGCCGCCGTGGCGTCCGCCACCTGCTCCGCCACCACCGATGAATATTCCTTCAATGGTTAGTGCGCCTTTGACTAACCCTAGCATTCCTTGTAGTGCAGGATCTTTTGCCTTTACGCTAAATGTTCCGTCATCTGTAAACATGTGGATTCTGTATCCACCTGCTGTGTATACTTGATTACCGCCAGTAATCTCAAATTTGTCAAGGATACTCTCGCCATCTTTTTTTGGCGTGTCATAGTTTCCTCTAATACTACTAATAAATGGCATTATGTTCTCCTGTATACATATTTATTCTACGCTGTATGTCCCGTTACTATTAAACTGGCTAATTTGATAACCGCCCGCTTGTGATTGAGATCCACCGCTTGCTGCTGTGAGTGGAATGTGATCAACTACTATCCAATTATTCGCTGCTCTTTTTCTCACTAATAATTCTTCGTTTGCGAACATTAAGCCTTCTTTGTTTACTGTAACACCTGCTTCTTTTGTTAACGTAACGTTTCCTGAACCTGTTCTGTTAATGTGTACCACTGATCCCACAGGAAAGTTTGTTGTTGAATCATTTGGAATAATTACCTGAACGTCCGTTCCGTTGTTCATGTTAACCACCTTGTCTCTGTCAGACAACGCAATAGTATATGCTGTGGTTTGTGTTACTTCTGTTCTTAATGATCTTACAGTTCCATCTACTAGCATTGCATCACAGTTAATTTCACCCGTGCTTGGAGTATATGTTAGTTTAGAACTTGATGTTGATACTTGAAGTAATGTTCCGCTTGTGGCAGTTCCAAAGATTAGGTATTCTGCTGAACTTCCTGAAGTATCATCTGTAATCTGTGCGCCAGTTGTTACCCAACTTAATGTACCTGATGCATCTGATACCAATGATTGATTTGCTGCGGTTGCGTCCTGATCCGGTAGTACCCAAGTTAAATCGCCTGTGATTGTTGCCGGTGCTTGAAATCCTACATAGTTGGTGCTGTCAGCATCACCAAAACGCAATGCGCTTTGATTTTTCATTAAAGTATGACCATCTAATTCGACTATACCTGTCCCTGTAGGATCAATTGTAATATTCGCATTTTCTTGTGCAGTAAGAGTAGTATTGGATGCGCTTAATCCACCTAATCCTGATCCTCCTGCTACACCACCATGTACTTTTCTAGCCATTTTTTACTTTCCTAATATCATTATGCTGTAGATGTTTCAATGCCCATACACACTGCTGAAATTCCAGTGTTACTAGCATAAACACTAATAATTTTACCTGCATCCAAAACAATACCCGTTCTTTCTAAAACACCTTTTCCTGAAAGTGACACATCGTATTCAATGAATTCGGCGTTACTCGGTGCTGAAGGAGGAGTTGTAGTGGTAATTGCAATTCTGCAAGTTACTGCTGTTGATCCTCTGTTGAGCAGGTTGACACTCACTACTGAAAAAGTGTCTGCTGGAGCAGTATACAACGCAGTATAAGTCGTTGCTGCCAGATCCTGTGTTCCTAATCTTCCTGTTGCCATTTATTTGTTCTCCATAGTTATTTATGTCAAAAAGTAATTAAACGCTAAAGGCATACCAACAACGCCACCCTGGAAGTTGAATTTACCCTTCATTTCAATTATACCACCAGTTGTGGTAGTAATTTCGTTATTTGCGATGTAGATAAAGCCCGCTGTCACGCTGTTAACGTTCAACGATGCACCACCACCACCAATTTGTGAGCTAATATATGCTTTAATTGCTCTTTGTGTTGGAACAATACTATCACTATTTTCAGTAAAGAATGGATCAGTACTAAATTCAGTAATACTTGCAGATCCGCCACCTAATGTAACTTCACCCAATGTAAGTTCCTGTAGTCCTGAAATATTGAATGCATCAGCGTTCAACGTTGCAACACCAGTTGACTGTTCAATACTAAACAAATCGCCAACCCTAAAGTTACCGTCTTGGTCAGTTGATGTAAAGAACACTCTACCGCCGCCACTATCAACAGTCTCATTAGCCTGTACAGGACTTTGTGTTGGTATTCCTGGATAGTTAGTTTCCGTAAAGTTACCCGTTCCAATATCTAGGAAATCGTGTCCTGTCAATCTAACCTGAGAGTATCTAATTCTTGTTGTTATTGCTGTGCCGTGTTCTGGCGAATCAAACACACTCATGTCAGGTGATATTTGTAAGAATGCAGTGTACGAACCATCATACGCTCCGAGCAGTGTTAATACCTGCACGAGTTTAAACACTCTGTTTGGTAAGTGAGCAAACACCACGTTTGAACCGACTGCTGGAACCTTAGATAATCTTCTAACAGCAATGAATGAACCACTTTGATAGAAGTCTGCGTATCCATCGCCTGTGTCAATATCTGCACTTGCTGATATATAACCTGTTCCTCTATTTCTAAAGGAAGGATTACCTAATACTCCGTTTGCTAATCTAACACTTGTTGGTGCTTCGTATGTGTTATTAGGATCCGTAATAGTTAATGACGGTGCAGTTGTATAACCTGAACCTGGTTCATGTATTCTGATAGCAAAGATTTTGTTTTCTGCAACAAATGCTCTCGCAACTGTTGTTGCTCCTGCGCTTGTTTCACTTGCTACAGTTCCTGATGTATCATCAATTGAAATAAACTTACCAGTTTGATCAGGATTACCAAACGCAGTTGCTATAAATCCGTTAGCACTTGTGCTTAGTGTTCTAGAAGTCCATGTAAGACCATCCGGTGATGTAGCACCAGTGTTGTCAGTGTCATTTACTGCAAGGAATACACCCTGTCCATATTCAACGTGGCTCCAAGTCTTAGTTGCTGGAAGTGTTGTTTCAGTCCAGTTAACACCCTTGTCTAATGAAATTGCTGCCTTGGTTCCTGAAGTGTTTGAAACTGCAACGAATCTATTGTTACCGTATGTTACAGATTTCCAATTTGAACTTGAAAGGCCTGTTCCCGCTGACCATGTTGTGCCATTATCTAGTGAATATGCAACGTTTGATCCGCCGCTTGCAATTGCTACCCAATAGCCGCCACCGTAAGCAACGCTTTCCCAAGTTGTAGAAGCAGGCAAGTTTCCGCCAGCAGTCCATGTTGCACCACCATTTGTGGTAACAGCAGTTGCATTGCTTCCTGTCTTGATTGCTACCCATTTACTGTCGCCGTATGCAACATCAACCCAGTCGCCTGTGCTAGGTAAATTACCACCAGCAGTCCATGTTGCGCCACCGTCTTCTGAGTATGCAGTATCGTCAATTCCTACTCCGCCCGCAATTGCAATAATTCTTGCTGCGTTTGGAGTTGCCTTACCTACTGTGGATGTAAATGTTCCAGGACCTGTTGCAACAAATGTTGTTCCTGCAACAATCGAACTTGATCCAATAGTTAACCAAGGTGTGTCACCTGATTCTGTAATTGTGTAGGATCTACCAGTTATAAATGTTCCTGCAAGTTCTTCCGTTGCAATTCTACCACCTGCAATCGATGTCCAAGTAGTTGAAACAGGTAAAGTTGTTACCGCTGACCATGTTGTGCCATCTTTACTGTAGTTTACAGTATTTCCGCTGGCACTTGGAAGTGCAACAAAGTTTCCGCCTGATCCAAATCCTTCTTTATCAAATGCTGTAATAGCACCCGTAACTGAGTTTACACTAGTAACAGTTAATACTAAATTATTTGTTGATGTACCGTTTAACGAAGTACCATTAAATGTTAAAGTATCGTTAATTGCATAACCTGTTCCGCCACTATCTAATCTTACTAGATACTTCGATCCTTTCTTGGTAATATCAAATACTGCGCCTGTTCCAGACCCAGAAGTTGAATCAGCACTAGTGTTTTCAAAACTTTCGTAAACATTGCTGTAAGCAATATCTGCCCAAGTTGTCGAAGTAGCCAACGTTTTAGCAGTCGTTGTAAACGGAGGTGCTGTAAACGTCAGTCTTGGTTCAATAGTATAAGTTGTAGAAGCATCTGGTGCAGCGATAGTTGTTCCAGGAAGTATGTGATCAAATCCTGCTGAGCCATCTGATTCTTTTGTTACTGTTGCAACTTTTGTTCCTGAGTTGTAAGTAGCAATATTACCAAATTGTCCAACACCAGTACCACCTGTTAGATAAATTCTCATACCAACGTATGCTGTCGAAGTTTCAGAATCAGTAGCAGCAATGGTAATTTGTGTTGTTGTACCACCCTGCGCGGTATTAGAATTACTTATGTAACCAAATCCACCAAAGTTTCCTTCTGCTTCAGGTGCTGTTGTCGAATCGTCAACATTGTCTAATAGTCTTACGTTATGAACTGCTCCGTCTCTAAGTTCTTTATCAACTTCCACGGAAGCATTGGCTCCTGCTCCAAATATACCAAACGTTGTTTCAGTGTACTGTTCGCCAGCATTTCCATATTCAAAAAGTAAAACTTGGTTTGCGCCATCAGTAATCACCGAACCAACAGTTGCTTCGTATTGGAATTTGTTATCAACAATTGCAGTTCCTTCAATTTCAGTTGTATCGAATCCTTCTGCAACTGAACCAAAGTCACCGTATGAGTTGTTACCGTTAGTTCCTCTAATTCTACCACCATTGGTTGCTAGGTAACCAACGTGTGAGTAATATGTAAACACAGACACAAGTTCTGCTCTACCATTATTTTCTACCCATGCACCGATACCGTCACTAATAACCTGTGTAAAGTCGTTTGACACCATTGAGTCATTACCGCCGTTATGTAGGTTACCGTCAATCTTTTGACCAATTGCACCGTAACCAAATGTTGTACAGTTTTGAGTGTATGGCGAACGTGCAATAATCCAAGTACGGAAATCGTCTGGACCCCAACCTGGATCTAGTGACACATAAGCACCTGCAGAAACTCTCGAAGTTCCGTATGAGTTTTCTGGTAACAAGTCACCATTCAATCCATTAAGTGTTTGATTTCTAATACCACAACCATTTCTTACATAATAGAAGTCTTCTTCATGGCTTCCTAGTGCTGCGTTAACGTAGTATCTTGCAACGTATCTTGATTTGTAGTTAGATACCCATTCAAGGTCCCATTTAATTGCATCAATGTATGTGTCAACATCTCTTAGGCATAATGCTTCGTTGTAGTACATAGCAACTGTCATGCTACCTGAAGCAGTTGAAAGCGTTAATGATGTTGTTGCATATCTTGTTGTGGCAATTGTAAATGTTGTTGTATTAACAACATCTTGAACATAATAAGTTGTATCTGCACTTATACCACCGAACACCGTTCCTGAAAATCTAACTGCTGTATTTCTTTTTAACCAACTTGTATCACTAATTGTAATTGTGTTTCCAGAAATTGATGTATTAGTTACTGTGTCTGTAAATTGATCATCAATGTAAGCACTAACTTCTGCTTTCAAGAATGCTCTGTTTTGTTCTAATTTAAGTTTAGCATAGTATGCCATTCTAGAATCAGTTGCACAAACAGCACCCTCGTTTGATGCACCATAAAATACTGTGTCTAGCATATCCATGAGTGTTGCAACTCTTGATGCTGCCGTAGCATCGCTGTTCAAGTATGTTGCTGTGTCGCCTGCAATAACACTTGCCAAATACTGGAATGATGCTCTAGTTGCTGCTTTTTGGTTTAGGTCAAACACATCACTCGCGCTTGATCTTAGATATGAGTTTCCAGCAATAAGTGTTGCAAAGTTAGAATTTAACTGGAAGTCAAACATTACTGCTTCCAAAATTAATCTAGTATCTCTTTCACACTTGGCAACGTTGTATGTTAAAGTAGGATATGTTGTAGAAATATAGTTAGTAACTAGCGTTACAAGGGCCTCTTGCTGCGCATCTAAGGTCTCTGCAGCGGTGATCAATGCCGTTGTACTACTTACGGAGTCCGTTGCTGCTGGCATGTCAACTTTGTGTGCAGGAATAGTTAGTCCTGAACCGTTTGATAAAGTAGCAGCACTTCCGCCATAAGTTGTGCTAATTGTTAATTGGTTCGAAGCAGGTATTGATTCAACCCAATATGTTAAGTCTTTTGTCATTCCGTTTGAAGTTTCTAAAGGAATGAAAATATCTCCGACTTGTAAACCGTGATCAGTTAGAGTTGTAATTGTATTTGAAGAAATTGTTGTAATTGTAGAATTTGGTAAATCGGCTCCAGTTGAGTCTCCTCCGACTGCGTTTGTGATTATGTCCAAATGTCCTGTTACAAAATCTCTTGCTGTTGAATTTGCTACATTACTATTTCTATATTGATTGATTGTTGTATTCTTTTTCGTAATTGCAGTATTGTTTACAATATCAATTAATAGAGTTCTCAAGAATGCATGAGATTCTAATGTTTCTCCCTTGATGCTGTCTGGAATCAGTGATGAATTTCCTTCACCGTCCCAATATGCCTTAGCAGCATTTAGGGTTTGATAGTAACCACCGTAGGTTAAGTCATAAACCAATGCGTCAACAATGTGTCCCACGTCCTCTCTGGTATCTGTTTTACCAAATTTTAGATTAGGATAGTTTTCAGCAAACCAGGCAATTATTTCTTCCTGCAAGAATTTTTTATTTTCTTGAATTAAGTGTCTTGCATTTCCAAAAGTTACTAGATATGATGAGTTATAACCAGTTGGATCTGTGTATGTAGCAGTGTGCTTAGTACCAAGTCTGTAATCTACCTGATGTTTCATTACATCAACCAACTTGCTTACTTGGACGCCTGTCACCGCATCGTCAGCCAATGGCCACGATACATCTTGAGTTGCTGTATTTCCAGTTGTTGGAGTTACAGAAGTTCCGCTTACGATGTCTCTTGCAACACTGCTAAAGTGAGCAAGTGTTTGAATTGAATAATAAGAGTCCGATATGTCAAGTGGTCTGTCTGTTGCAGACGCTGCTCTTACCTTGGTAGTTCTTAATTCGTCACCTAGGATACAAGTTTCCGCAGGAACGATGATCGGTAATACTTCTTTGTACTCACCTGCTTTGACGTTAACGATGTTGTTAGGAACAACTCTTTCTGGAATGGCGCTGTTATCACCTGCTGAAATTGTATCAGTTACAATTGCTAACAATGAAGTAACACTTGCATAGACTCCTGTCTCGGCAACAAGGTCAGCATCTTTATACTGTAATGCAACAGCAGTTGAGTCTGCTCCGCCTGGTGTTTGGTATGCAGTTGTTGGATCTGTTTGATTTAAAACATTTCCGATAATTGTTAATAGATGACCATATGCTGCTAAACTCTCGTCTTTTTCTGCAGAAAGATTAGCGTATGGAACATCCTCTGACTCTGCAGAGTATGGTCCGTCACCTAGTGCATCAACAAACGTCTGTGCTGCGGCTCTCATCTTTAGGTTACCGCCGTGGCCAATATCCCAAATAAGTCTATCAATGATCCAACCAACGTCTCGTTCACACTTGTGTTCGTCATAATCAAATGCACTTGTAAACGGAGAAATGTTATTAATTACGTTGTATTCAATGAAACTAGTAACTTCTCTTTGTAAGAAAACTCTGTTCATCTCAAGCAAGTGTTGAGCATTAGGATTTAAGGCACCCTTTTCAATTTGCTCGCAGGCATATCTAATAGTTGCCCAAGGCATATCCAAAGTAGCACCATGAATTGGAGCAGGTAAGTCTGTTCCGTTTGGAGCAACATAGTATACATGATCAACTTTTCCTAGCGTTGTCCACTGTGGAATAGTTCCGCTTGATGTTAAAACTTGTCCTTCAATACCAACCGGTAATCTTGTTGGACCAGCACCCGAATAATAAACTAAATCACCTGTGGTTGTAAGAACATCAACGTCACTACCAATGGATAATACATTCCAGTATGTGCCTGAAGTATCCTGATCTGGTCTTGAATTGGCAGCACCGCCACCTTCTGCTCCGATAGATGATCCGTCATCGCCTTCTGCTCTGTGATTTTGAATACAGATGTAAGCATTAGATCCGTATCTAACAGAATCACCTAAGAAGTATTCTGTGTCGTCAGTCCACTCACCTCTCCAAAGTATACCGCTGTTTAATCTATCCCAATATACCACGTTTCCAGGTAATGATCCTGCATCAACAGTCATTGTTCCTGAAGCAGTCGTAGGAGTGAATACTGCTCCACCTGGTGTTTCTGTGATTGTAAATTCTGTTGCACTGACTATCTGTTTAATGTAGTAGTGATTTCCTGATGCCACATTTCCAAAAGTTGAACCTGTAAATTTAACAGCCCATCCTACAACTAGAGATGATGTATCTGTAACTGTAAAATAATCTGTTCCAGCGTCGGTTGCTGTTACAGTATCAGAAAAATTAGGAGCATCAATTTTTGCTCTGTATGTATAGCCGTTTAAATTAACAACATCACCAATCTTGTATGAAGTTGCAACATCCCAGTCTGACTGGAATGTCATGTTCTCTGAATATAAACTCCAGTCTGTTTGACCTACGGCAGTAGGTGTTGTGTCGTCGTGGATTGTTCTAGCAATGTATTGGTTACCGCCGTAGCGTACAATGTCGCCTGGTTGGTAAACAGTTACATTACTCCATGTGTTTTCGTATTCAAATCCTTTTACGAACACACTCCAGTATGAAGAAAGATCATTTCCAAAAACTGATGTTGCTGTGTGTTGTACCGTACAAACATATAAGTTTGCACCTTCCTTAACAACATCATTTACTTTGTATCTAGTTAGAGCTGTCCAGTCACCCTTGTATTCAAACCCTTGGTTCCATACATCCCAATAACTGCTCTGTCCTTCTAGTCCAGTTGATGCTAGAGTTTCTGATGTGTGTCCTACATTTGCAACGTAGGTAGTACCGCCATATCTAACAATATCATTTTTCTTATAGCGTGTAGAAATGGTCCAATTGTTTTTCCATTCAACCCCTTCGCCAAATAGATCCCATTTTGCTTGATCCGCTTCTAATCCAGTAGTAGTTTCTGTTCCTGGTGTTCCAGATCCAACGCTAGAGTTTGATGTATGCGGAGTGTTGGCAATGTATAAAAGTCCGCCGTACTTGACAATGTCATTTATTTTGTAAACGGTACTTGTTGCCCACTCGTCTTTCCACGATTGGCCATCACTCATTTGGTTCCATTTAGTTGGATTATAGTTTAGATCTGTGTAAAACTCAGAGTCTGAAACGTGTCCAATTGCACATATGTAAGTGCGGCCACCAAATCTTATAACGTCGTCAACGTAGTATTGAGTGGTTGGAGTCCAATCACCCTTCCATACAAATCTGATTCTTCCTAATTTAAATTCTGCCATTGTCGTTTCCGTTTGTTGTGTAGTATTTATCCATGTTGATCATCATCACTCCTAATCATTAAACGAATCATAGAACATTGTTTGGGCTAACATGCTTCCGCTGATTTGCCCACCCTTAATAAATTCAGCTCTTACCGGTATTTTGATCTCTAAACTAGCAACATTGTCCATTAAATTAGGACCAACTTTCACCGTTCCTGCAATGAAACTTGCTGTTAGTAGATCAGAACCACCAACGTTTAATCTATTTTGTAAATACGCTTTGATTGCCCTCTGCGTAGGAATAACATTATTACTATCCTGAGTAAATGCAGGGTCAGTTGAGAACTCTCTAATAACTGTACCTGATCCACCCAATCTTACACCGCCAAGTGCAAGTTCTGTTAGACCTCCTAGGTCAAAGAAGTCAGCACTAATTGTAACAATACCCGTAGCCTGTTCTACAGCAAATAATTCACCGCAACGGAAGTTACCACTTTGGTCCGTACTTGTGTAGAATACCCTACCACCGTTGGCTTCAACTACTTCATTTTCTGGAGCAGAATTAAATTCGCCGGTTGAATATATTGTAGGATAATTTGTTTCTGTAAAGTTACCCGTTCCAACATCTAGGAAGTCGTGTCCACTAATTCTAACCTGAGAATATCTTTCTCTAATTTCTACCTGCGAGGTATGCTCTAGATAATCATCAAGTTTCAATTCTGGACTAATTCTAAATGTGCCTACATAGGTTCCATCAACATTTCTACTTACAATTGCTGAGGTAGCGACAGTATAATAATTAACAGTGTCGCCTCTAAATCTAAATTGTGTACCAGGTCCTGGAAGTACATTAAATCCGCTAACAACAACATCCTTGCCTTCAGGAATCACATCAGCAAAACCGTCACCCAATATAGTCACCTGCGTAGTACTGGTTCTATAACCAGAGCCTCTGTTGATCCATCCTGGTTGTGCTAATGCTGCATCACCTAGTCTAATTTCAACGTAGGCAGGATCAGTTACATTAGGATCAGTTAATGTGACAGTTGGATTGGATTTATATCCGCTACCTGTTTCCCATAATCTAATATGCTGAACGCTTCCACTTTCGACTATTGCTCTGCCAAGAGCTCGGCATCCAGTTTCAACCTTACATGCATGATCAAAGTTATCTGCAACAGTAATGAACATCGGTGTGCTGTTTGATTGTTGTGTCGAGTCGCCCAATGATATATCAGGATTACCAAATCCTAAACTTACCCAATAAGATGCCTGTGACAATAATCTATCCTGCCATAACACCCCATCGTATGATGTTGCACAGAATGCTGACTGTCCAGGTGTTGGATCTGATCCAACATCTCTCGAACCCGTGTCACCAATAGCAAAGAAAACACCCTGTCCGTATCTAATTTTTTTCCAATAGTGTGCAGTTGATCCATCCTGTGTTGGCATTGTTGCTGCTAACCAATCTGTTCCATTGAAACTGTAACTAACATCGCCTGTTGTGGATACCGCTACCCATCTATTATTACCGTAGGCAACGCTGATCCAGTCTCTGGTAGATGAGTCGTCACTAACATCCATGATGTGTGCTTCCCAGGTCCATGTATCTGTATTGCTGTTATATTCTCCAACTGCTGCAAAGTTACCACTGTTCGCAACTGCAACAAATTTTCCTTTTCCGTATGCAACATCAATCCACTGATTGAATGTAGAATCTCCTATGTCCGGTAATGTTGTAGCAGTCCATGTTGCGCCGCCATCTGTGCTGTATGCTGCGGAATCAAGATTGGCTGCAATTGTAAGGAATACGCCATCACCATTTCCTGAATTTGATTTTCCGTAAACTATTCCTGACCAGTTTCTAGAATATGGAAGGGTAGAATTACTCCAGTTAATTCCATCTTCTGAGTGTATTGCCTGTGTGCTTAACTGCTTGATTGCAACAAATTTATGTCCACCTGCGGCAATCATGTTCCAGTTTCCAGCAGATGGAAGTGTTGCCGTTGTCCAGTTCGTTCCATCTTCTGTGTAGGAATAATTATCTGTTCCAGAAGCCACCGCAACAAATCTTCCGCTGGTTGCTGTGCCTTCATATCTAAATCCTGCGATTGTATTTGTACTATCTTCACTAACCTCTGTTACTGTTATAACGATATCATGCTCTCCGTCAACACCGCCAACATCCGCTCCAGAGATTGTTATTACCTGACCTACTTCGTACAATGCTCCTTCAAATGTCATTGTAACTTCATACGTTCTTCCATTTTTTACTGCACTAAATGTTGCAGAGATCGGTGTTGATGTTCCTCCGGTAACAGTTCCCTGTAGGCTTGTATAAGTTTCTTTTGTTTCCCCGTATGCAATATCTTTCCAATTCAGCGTTTGGCCCATGTTAGGGATTGATGTGTCAAACGGCGGTTCACTAAATGTAACTCTAGGTTCAAATCTATAGGTATTATCAGTGAACAGCAACGGTTGCGAAGGAGTTCCAGGAATAACATGATCCCATCCTGGCGTATCGTCTGATTCTTTTCTAACCTGACAAACTTTTGACAGTGTATTGTATGCTGTCACATATCCATACTGTCCCGCTCCTTTACCAGAAGTAATAATTAATCTCATTCCTAAAATGTCTGACTCTTCAGCGTCTGTGTTGGATGCCAGTGTAAGGCTGGTAGTATTTCCTTCCTGTGCGTTGTTACCTAGTAATGTATACCCCAGGCCGCCTTCTGTTGCACCAGTATCGCCAGGAGCGTTTTTAACTAATGCTTCAAATACAGCATCATCTCTAATTTCCTCGTGTACCACATTTGCATTAATACCAGAACCAGTAAATGTATAATTTGCGGTTGAATAATTTTGTCCTGCATTTCTATATTCTAATATTAGAATCTCGTCGTTGACTTCGCCGGCAAATGCTGATTCAATATATGCCTGTCCCGTTCTGTTATCAACTTCTGCATAAACAGGAGTTTCCGTAGGATCGTTGCCGTCAGCAACTGCACCAAAGTTACCATAGGATGAGTTACCATTGGTTGCTCTAATTACTCCGCCCTGTCTTGCAAACATACCAATCTGTGCATAGTAGGTAAACACAGACACAAGTTCTGCTCTACCATTGTTTTGTACCCATGCTCCCACGCCATCACTAATGACCTGCGTAAAGTCATTGGATACTATCGATTTAACTCCACCATTGTGTAATGCGCCGTCAATCTTTTGACCGACACAGTTATCACCAAAAGTGGTAACGTTTTGAATATAAGGTGATCTATTAACAATCCAGCATTCGCTGTGATCAGGACCAAAGCCCGGATCCAATGAACAGAATGCACCACCCGTTGGTAACTGATATAGTTCGTACACATTAGGTGGATTCAATGTTCCATTTAATCCCTTGACTGTCATGTCCTTGAGTGATGTTGTATCTCTCAAATAGAACATGTCGTCGTTTTGAGAACCTAGAATTAAATTTCTATAGTATCTTGCATTTAGCAAGGATCTATAATTTCCAGGATATCTTAAATCAAAAATAAATCCTTCAACAGCATTTCTTAAAAGATATCTGTATCTTGCTTCGTTAATTGTGTACACGCCAGCATTCTGTAATTTAACATATTGCAGTGCTTCTTCAGCAATAAAGTTTCTGTTTGCTCTTATGATTGTGTGAGTATTTCTAGCCGCTGGTCCTGTTATTTCATTCGAAAGGGCCGTAGTAGTTACTCCGCTACCAATGCTGTTCAATTCAAAATCTATGTATTGTCCCATTTCTGAAATTCTTGTAGAAATATCGGAACCTGCTGTATCGAGTATGTCAGAATCTTCTTCGATAGGTAGTCCTGTAACTGCATCTAAAGTTTCTGGAACCACATATACTTTTTCTAAATTATTAAACGTGGTTACTTGATCATATGTGTTTGTTACCGTCTTAGTAATTGGATTTCTGTTAATAATTTCCTGTATGATGTCAGATATTCTGTCCAGTGCTTCCTTGTAATAAGAAGTATCAACTGTGGGTAGTTCTAACGCTTTGTTTGGCCATATTGTTGTTGAACGTAATTCGCTACCAACTAATGATACATTCTTAGGAATGCTCATTGGTAAAATTTCGTAATAGTTTCCTGGAGCAACTCTAACAGTGTTTAAAACACTGTCTTCTCCTAGTTCCATTATTCTGTCAAGTGCAAATTTTACTGTTCTGTATGGTTTGTTTGGATCCTTGCCTCTATAAACATCCTCATCATCATCGAGTGCAACTGCAGGATCAGCACTAACGTACCAAACCTTAGTAATGATTCCTACCCTTCCATAATCAACAGTGTTATCAGGTTGGACTATCAACGAATCAGATGCATTACCTATTGCTAGGTTTGTAGTTCCTAGCGTTGATCCATCGCCTGCAAGTTCTCTAGATAAACCGTAGGTTAAGATGTCACCAACGTTACTTAAGGCAACATTCGGTCCTGCTAATAGTACAATGTCCCAATAATAAAAACCCGAACCGTTGTCTCCTGGATAATTGTCATTGCTACTTGTGTGTTGGAAATTACATTTATATGTAGAACCTCTGTATAAAACTAGATCTCCAATCGCATATGATGAGCCGGATGTCCAACTGTTTCTCCAGTAACTACCTGTAACCACTATTTCCCAGTTTGATGCATCTAGATAATCTAGTGTTGATCCGTCTGCCGATATATCAGTATCAATTAACGCTCTGTATAGATAGCCGCCTCTGGTTACTATGTCACCCGTTTGATAACTTGTTCCACTGTTCCATATTCCAGAATATCTAATACCGTTCTGTAACAATGACCAATTCATGTCCGGTTGTGGTTGATCATAAATGCTTGTCGCAGGATTTATATTTTGATGATTAGTGTTAGAAATATAGAGGAAACCTCCATGCTTTACAACATCACCTATTGCATAGAATGCAGAAGGAGACCATTCATTTCTAAAATTATAACCCGGAAATTCAACATCAAAATATTGTGGCTGTATATCTTCGTGATTTGAAACATGACCTTCATTAACACGAAGTATGCTTCCACCGTATAATACTAAATCATTCTTAATGTATCGATAATTTCCTGTCTGGAATGCTCCGGTATAATTAATACCCTCATAAAGAGTTTCCCATAATTCTCCCGTGCTATCATCTTGTGAATCAGCATTACCAACTTCAGGACCAACCTCCGATGTGTCTGAAGTATGCTCTGCAATACATCTATAAACAAAGCCTCCGTATTTTACAACATCACCGATGCCGTATCTAGTTACTGGTTGCCAATTTACTGTCCAATTAAATCCTGTAGTGTATTCGGCCCATTTTTCTGCATTAGCAATAAATGTAAACCCTGAATTATGTCCTTGTAAACAAATGTATAATACACCTCCGTAGAGAGCAAGGTCTCCAGGTGCATATGTTATTGATGAATTCCAGTCGCCTCTAAATGCATAACCGTCGGTCATCTTTAGCCATGCTGGTGTAGGATCAGTATCTCCCGGATTTGCTAGATATGCTTGATCGGTAACAAAGGATGATGACGTATGTTTTCTAACACAGACATAAGTTACACCTCCGTATCTTATAACATCATCTTTGTTATAAGCGGTGGCTCCTAACCATGCTCCGCGCCATGTATATCTAATTCGACTTATCTTAAATTCTGCCATGTCTTTTATCCGTTACTAGAAGTTCCTGTTGGGTATTCATAATTTTGATTAATTCGTTGTACTAACATTCCCTGCTCATCTACATAATATAAAATGCTTCTGTTATCCCATCTATATTGTGTGTAATACATATTATCGTATTCTTTTTCGTGATCGGCTTTGATTCCTTCGAAGTAATCAATTCCTGGTTCAAAATCTTCAAATGTTTCATTTGGTGGTCCTGGCAAGTTTAAATCAACGCTATCCTTATCAACAATATTATCAACTCTTCTTAGAAAAATTTCACCGTCGTCGTTTCGTCTAACGAGATATAGATAACGAGGGCTATCGCCTAATGCGTTGTCTGGGTTTTGACCAAAGTAGTACGTACTCATTATGATATCTCCACATAACTTACCGTGACGTCAATGCTGTCATCAGTATCTGTTTCTAATCTCAAACCTGCGGTTGCTGGCAGTATTAGCCTTTCACCGTTGGTAATAACTTTTGCGCTTGAGCCTGGCGGTATTGGTATTTGCCTTGCATAATTTCCTTGCGTTGAATTTTCATCTACTACATATAAATTTGCAATTACCATATCGTAATCAGAAGTGTTTGATAAGTTACATCCAACAACAGTTGCTCTAACACCTTCACCAATTTGAAGAATGTCTACTGGTGTTGTTCCTACTCCTGTTACTACTTCTTGTTTAAATACCGTTGGCATAATTTTATCCTAACATTAATGCAAATGAGGCTGCAATATCATTTGCTACAATTTCTGATACAGCACCAGACGAACCTGCCGGTGACGCCCATGCTGTTCCGTCCCAAACTTCAATGGCTTTTGAAGTCGTGTTATATCTTGTCATACCTACAACAGCATATGCACTTGGTCTTTGTGCATCTGTTCCTCTAGGAGGAACAAAACCGTTTGTGGTATCAATTTTAAAATAACCTGTTCCTGTTTGTAAAATTTGTGTAATTGCTCCGTTGGATACGTTTTCAATTACGTTATCAGTTATTTTAAAATTTCCTAATCTTACACCGCCGGCTCCATTGCCGTCGATGTATAAATCTAAACCTGTTGTGGTAGTAATCTCGTTATCACGGAACATTAAGTCACCAACATCAAGAGTGCTTACTGTTAAGTTGTCGGTAACAACGTTGTTAACAAAAACTTCTTTCCATCTAAAACTTGCACTACCTAAATTATATGTGTTGTCTGTTTCTGGAATCAAATCACTTTTTATAGCAGCATTAATTTGAATTGTATCTGTTAACGCATCACCTATTGTGATGTTTCCGCCGATAGTAACATTTCCGTCAGCATCAATGTTTCCTGAAACATATAGGTTTCCGTCAATATTGGTAGAAGCAAATACTTCTAGCGTGCCAGTTCCGTTTGGTCTTAGTTCTAGTGTTGCATTTGAATTTGTAGTTGAAATCGTATTGCCTTCAACTTCAATATCATCAATTTGTAATCTTGAATGATAGATAACTGGATCTGCTCCTGATGGAACAAAACTAATGGTATCTAAATCACTTGAAATTGTATTGCCGGTAATGTGTAAGTTACCAACATCTATTTGATTATCTACTGTAAGTGTTGTAGTTCTTGTAGATCCTGTGACGTGTAAATCAGTTGTTGGAGCAGAGTTGTTTACACCTATGCGAGCATTGCTTACATCAAGATATAAAATGTCAGGGTCACTCGCTCCATTTCTAAAGGACAACGGTACATTATCACGTACCAAATTTGCCTTCAAGAGCGGCCCAGATATACGACCTATTGCCATCTGCACTCCTTTTTACACGGGGATCCTGTCCCTCCAACCACCTTACATTGCGGGTTGACCACAGTAAAAGATTAACGTTGGCATACGTTAACACAAGTATTTAGCCAAAAGGAGAAATTAGCCAAGCATTAGGCTATAAACGTCACCTAGATCTTCCATAAGTTCTATGTCAACTTCCGCACCACCACCTGTGGAAAGTTCATAACCGTCATCTATCTGTGCGCCTACTGTGATGGTAACATCGTTTGCTGGAGTTGCTCCGCCAGTAAATGCTGTTCCTAGTATAGTTATGATATCGTTTTGGACATATCCTTGTCCTTGATTAGTTACTGATATTCCTGCAATTGATCCTGAAGCGATTACGATAGTAAATGTAGCATTTTGTCCGTATCCGTTCGTTGCACCCGATAACCCTGTGCGTGTTTGGTTGGAAAGTCCTGCAACATTACCAATTGCTGTTACTACATTAATTTTTCCTGAAAAAGATTCTAGGTATTTTTCATCGGTATTCCAGCGAGTATCACCCAATTCAGGGCGTATAGGAGTACCTAAATTTTGTGGTCTGTCAGTATTAGGCCCTGCAGGAATAACAAAACCGTTATCTCCCATAAATCTTAAATAACCAATTCCGGTGCTTCTGAATCGTAATGGAGTATCTACTAAATTTGTAATATTGTTAGTTTCCCATTTGGTATTTTCGATATAAACCACTCCAGTGTCTGGATTCAATAGGATATCTTCGTTTGATTGCATTCCAAAGATTTGATTATCAACACCATTAAGATGCATCTGATCACTAACATACACATTAAGGGGATTAACTCTATCGGCATTTACTAGGTTATCCGTTATATATAATTCGTTCCAGCGTCTTGGACTAGAGTCTAACTGATCTCTACCCAAATCCCAAAGGTTGTCGTCCCCTGGAATAATTGATTGTGTAAAATCAGGAACGATCTCAACCGTGTCACCTAATCCTGTATCAGGATCATATAATTCATCACCAACAATTAAATTTCCTAACTTTGTTAGATTTCCATCTAGTGTGATATTTCCTGTAACTGTTAAATTACCGTAAATGTTAGTTGAAGATGAAACTTCTACAGTGCCAGTGCCGCTCGGTTTCAACTCAATAGTTTGATTTGATGTGGTTCCTGAAATTGTATTGTCATTGAATTGAAGATCGTCGGATCTCATTCTTTGTAAATTAATATAACTTCCTGCAGTCTGTGGTAATATGTGAATAGGTCCAACAACAGTAGTAAAAGAACTAGGTGCTACTGCAATAATATTATCAATTTTTGCACGCTCGTCAACGATCATGTTTGTGGTGCGAGCATCACTGTTAATGTCTAGATCAAAACTAGGTGTGTCATCCTTGATACCAATTCTACCATTGTTAACATCAATGTAAAGCAATGATGTTGAATCGTATATCGTGTTAGAAAATTTGATATCTACGCCGTCTCTGCGTAAATTTTGCTCTAGTAACGGTCCGCCAATTCGCCCCAATTGAGCCATCTGTTACCTCCTAGTTTGCAAATCCAAAGAACACTGTTACATATTTTGCTAATGGAACTGCTGATGTAAATGTTAGGTACCATCCTGTTGGTCTTGCTAGTCCGGTAGGGTCTGCGGCTCCAGCGCCAGTTGCTGTAAAGACTGTTCCAGGATTGCTGTCAGCAGCACCAATTGTTGTAAAGTCTGTTGAGCCAGTTGCAGTAATAATATATTCAACACCAATGCTAAAACTGCCGGCAGCAACTTCTTGTCCTGTTCCGGTTGATGTTGGATTTTGATTCAGTGTAAAGTTTGTTGTTGGAATCTGCAAAACATTTTCGACTAGTACCAAAATGTTATTTGCACTTGCTGGTACATTATTTAACGGCCCAAAGATTGTGTCGGATGAATCTCCAGGACCAAATGTTTCAATTGAAATTGCAGTTGCACCCGGTGCTCTTACAGTTTCCCAATTGCCACCGACATAGGCTTCAATTTCATTTAGTGTGGTATTGTATCTTATTGTTCCGTTAGCATCTGTGGGTTGTCTAACGCCAGTTAACTGCGGACGCTGTGCTGTCGTTCCCTTGGGTAACAATACTCCGCCATTAAAGTCCATGACTGCTCTACCATAGGTGTTTACCCTAATGGTATTATCGCTAGGACTGTAACGTGATGTGTATTGTGTTTTTAAAAACTTCATCTATCTATCCTTATACAGGCAGCGAACTAACAGTAACGGTAATCAAGTTAGCATCGTCAGCCTTTACGTGTATTTCATCTCCACCATCTAGAATAATTTTTTCATCGCTGAAAAATACAGTTTCACCTGCTGGTATTGCTAAATTTGCTACAATTTGATTTCCAACGACTGGAGTATTACCTTGTTTAACAAGATAGATGTCAACTTCAGTTCTATTGGCCGTTTCGTCTGTGATAGTTACAGCACCAGTATTACACAGTATAATGTTTGTAACTGCTCTATCCTGTGCTGATACAGCACCACCGACTGATGCACCAGTTGTTGAAGCAGTAAAAACTTTTGTTATACTTGTGGTTGTTAGTTGTTGGCTTGTAATCATCTTTTTCCCTTAAAATATCATGCTAAACAGCAATGCTTTATTTTTACTTATCAATTCATCGGTGCTGTTATTACTATTTCTGTAAAACAAACCTGTATCACCTATGCTTGGTTCTTTTGCATAAGCAATTGTCGATCCTGAAATATATGCAGGATCAACCGAAATTTCTTCTAATTGTAATCCATAATTAGTTCTTAATTTACCCGTACCGTTGGTTTGAAGATATATGTTATCGTTGGTGTTATTAACAGTAATGGTTGGATTATTTGGCTCATTTTGATTAAACTCTAATCCTTGCATTAATACCCTGTTGGTATAAAACTGAGTGTTAAGAGTTCCGTCAACTAACACCGAAACAGCACTCTCACCAAATGTGCTATATCCAGTGTTGGAAGTAAGATATGCCAATGAACCTGCAACTTCCTTATCCGTTACAATTACTCTAGTATTGTCGTCAATGATTTGGAATGTTGGATTGTCTCTAATTGAATCGTCAACATATTTTTTGTTTGGAATGTCATCATCGTCAGTAACTTGGTCTTCGTAATTATTTGTTCCGGCTACCGTAATAACACCTTCTCCGTATCCTATTAATATCAAATCTGGACTGGCAGTATCAGTTGTAACTTTTTTTAATCTAAGAGTTGCATCTGAATAGTTAAATGCCGATTCAGGTGATCCTGTTGCTAGATTAAATGAATCGTCATTTTCATCCCAAAAGAACGAAGCAGGGGAAAGTGATCCTCTATCAATTTGTAAACCAGAATATCTTAGAGATACACCAGCCCCTGTCTCGCCAAAGTTTAATTGTATAATATTGTCTCGAACATTTAAGTTCTCTGCTTCTACAGTTAGTGTGTCGCCTTCGACAATCAAGTCTGCGGTAACAATTACTTGTCCGCCACCGGTAGGAGGTCCAACATCAAGTTTGATGATGCCACCTTCTTTGGTTTTGATGTTATAATCACCGTTGGTTTGTAGAAACTCAGACATTATTCAATTACCTATTAACTAATTGCTGTTAAAACAATGTAATCTGCAGATGAATCGTTTTCTAGATACCAGTTATACTTGTTTCCAGAAAAGTCAGTTGCAACACGCTTAGTAATTTTAGCAATGTTTACTAGATCAGCGTCAAGGTTACCTGTCGTTGAACCTTGCAGTTGCATTTCATATGCAGCACTAGGCGTTCCATTCTTTAGTTTACAAACAATTTGTTTGCCTGCTGTTGTATCAGCAATGTCGCCAATACGAGCACACAAGAATGAAGAACCTCCACGCTGTTTAATGATTACACCATCAGTTCTGTTTGATCCGCCTTGGTAAAAATTTACTGTAATACCTGTAGCAGCACCGGCAGGTGTTTTGATTACGTCTACACCATTTACATCTTTTCTAAGTGGTCTTCCCATTTGTTTTCTCCTATGTTTAGAAGTCCGATGCGGGTTCTAGCCGCTACGGGGTTGGTTCCCCATAAGTCCACCACCTGGGTGGTACACTATCTGACACAAGTATTTATCCTTTCGAAAGCAAAGCCATAAGTTCTACCTTGCTTATGGTAGTTAATATGCGATTGATATGATCTAGTTCTTCCTGTGCTTTTTCTAACCAAATCTTTTTTTTGCTTTGTTTGTATTTGATTAGGTGTTCCATGTGTTGCTTCATGTGTTCTTCAAGAATTGTGTCAAAATTTTTAACATCATGCCTAAACATAGGAAAGTTCCTTTTCCACCTCTCTAGTTGAGCTCGTAGTTTAGGGAAATCTTCGTATGTTTCAATTTCTTCCATACTATTATTTAACACTAATTTTGATAGATTGTCAAGCCATAAAAAAAGGGCGACCTAAGCCGCCCTTTTCTATACTCGAAAGTATTGTTATTGCTTACGCAAAACGTAGGTTCGCTGATGTAACAGCAACTTTACCTAAGTAGTCTGCCGCATTACCAAGAGATGATGCAGTGTTTGTTAACTCTACATAACCGTATCTTGTCATGAACGAAACTACTGGTTCAAATGTTGCTGGATCAAGAACCACACCGCTTGACATTAATGGAATGTATGGGCAGTAGAACGCTGCTGCGTCTGATTCTGATGAACCTTTGTAACCAATGATTACATCGTCTGATGTAGCATAACCGTTTACATACACTTTCATCGCACTGTTTAAAGTTCCCACAAACTTAGTGTTTGTTGGTGCTTCAAAAGTACCTTCAGTTGTTCTTGCGAACGCAGAAGTTGTTGCAGATTGTAACAGAGTTAATACTGTTGGTGAAACAACAGCCCAGTTACCTGCACCACGACGTGTACGCTGTGCAATCAAGTTAGCAACACGGTTGATTTGAACTGCTAATGCAGCATGTTCATCACCAACGAATGTAGCAGTACCTGACACTGCGCCTTGGTCGTATGTTAAAGCGGCTGTACCAGCCAATGTGCTTAAAGAACCAATTACTTCTTGATCGATCTCAGCAGTAATCTCTTGTGCAAGAGCTGCCATGATCTCAGCCTCGATGTCAATGCCCTGTTGAGCTTGTGCATCTTGAGCTGCTTCAAAAGTCCAACGAGCTGACAATTTACGTGTCTTCGCTTCGACTGTTTGTTTCAAGATTTGAATTGATAATCTGTTTCCAGCAGTACCTTCAAGTGCAGCAGTTGAACCAGGCTTAGTACCAGTAGCGGTATCATTTCCTGAATAACCTTCTGCGATCTTGAATGGTGATAATGCTTCTTCACCTGCTGTTACTGTAGTACCAGCACTTGGTGCAAAAGCGTCAGCATAACGCACACGCAATGTGTGAATTTGGCCAACTGGTCCAGTCATTGGTTGAACACCAACAAGTTCGTTTGCGATAACTGTTGGCATTACACGTCTGATTACTGGAAGAATGACGCGGTTTAGTGTTGCGACGTTGCCGGCAGAAGTGGCGCCTGCTGTAGCACTCTCTGACAAATACTTACGGGTATTTTCCAGAGTCGTTGCCATAACAGTACGCTTATTACCTTGAAGACCTTCTAAA